GGCTTGCCTTCAGGATGGTTCCCCGCTGGTGATTCTGCGGGTATCTCCAAGTGGGATACCTCAGGCTGGAACTCATACGAGGCTGGCCTGCTAGGCGCGGTAGGTAACCCAACCGGAGCGGTGGGAACGCTTTATCACGCGCTTTATAACGCGACCAACCACCAGGCTATCAACGCACAGGATAAGACCCGAATCTTATTCTCTGCTACCCCTCACTACGGCTCGTTCGACATGTTCAGCATGTCGGGGCTGATGCAGAACATTGGGGTCGCAACGGTTGACCGCTGCGATATCTACATCGCTGTAGGCAATAACTGTTATGTCCGGTTCTTCATCACGGACGCATCGACCCTCGCGGCATCGACCACGATGATGCCATCGACTATCAACAGCATTAGCGCCGCAACGGCAAGTATTACGTTGCGTAAGGGCGCCTTTACGTCACCTTCAGGTAATTGGCTGTGGTATTCGGACGCATCCAATACCATCACCAGAGTGGGGCAGTTCGCCTAATGGCAAGCGGCAGTATTGAAGTCAAGTTCGGCCAGAAGCCCTATCGGTTGCAGGCATCCGCTGCCCATTACCAGCATGGGATTCCTCCCATGACGGCAACCACATCCCAGCCGCCAACGATCACCACATCGTCACCACTTTCTGCGGCGACCGTCGGATCTGCTTACTCAACCCAGCTGGCCGCAAGTGGTGGGACACCCCCATATACGTGGTCAAAGTCCTCCAGCACGCCCGGTACTGGCGGCTTCCCCTCGTGCTCATCCTCTGGGTTGGTAACGGGAACGCCATCAACTGCCGAGACTGAATCCCTTGTAATCCAGGTGTCTGACAGGGCGCTGCACACTGCCAGCAAGACGTTCTCCCTGTTGGTCAACCCCGCCCCCGCAAATTATAACCCATGGTACAAGCAGGCATGGGATGCCGGAGGCTCCCTTGGGGCGGTAGCCAGTTACATCACCGGAAGCGGCATTCAGCAGGTGTTCAACTCCAACACCATTGCCGGTCCCTTCGGTGAGACTCAGGTTCTCAAGGTCTCCACCTTCAAGAACCCTGCCGACTCTAACCGTGGCTACTTCGGTGGCACTCTGGCTTCAGCCGCGAATGTCACGCTCAATAATGGCGATGACACATGGGTGCGCTTCTACCATTACTTCCCTTCTGCCTTCTGCGCTGGTACTGATGGATCCAGTGGAGACTGGGACGGTACCATTAAGTGGTTCCGCTATCAGTTCGCATCCAACGGCAGTCGCCGCCTCACGTACAAGATGGGCGGGATAGCCAATGGATCGTGCTCCACGACCAGCGCAAGCCCCAAGATGCAGGGCGCAGCGATGGAGGTCATGGCCAGTGGCACAAATAACGATTACCTGAGTTCGCCTGTTTCCGTACCTCGTGACCAGTGGGTTGCGTTGCAGTGGCACATCCACCACGACCAGACCATCGGCGCATCCAAGGTGGAGATGTGGATAGGCAGCACGTACTGCGGTGCTGTCTCCCCGCTCTTGTGCTCGACCTTCCCGGCCGTCTCCAGTGATTCGATTGTCTTTGTGCTAGGCGACTACTGGAACGGTGGATCTGCGGCAGGGAATAGCTGGTACATCAGTAACGCCATCTTCACCAAGCAGACACCAACCACGCTAGACAGTGGCGGGCGACCCTATATCTCCCCCACCGCACGGATCTCTGACTTCCCATGACATTTACAGTCACAGTCGCCCCGGTTACGGCAACCGGCTCACTGGGCACGGTATCAATATCCCTGCCGGGTTGTAGCGCCAATAACTCCATTATCGTTGGCGTTGCCTGGAATACGGCAGCAACGATCAGTTCGATTACCGTTTCGGGCGAATCCAACGCCACGTTAGTCGGCTCAACAGCCACGAGCACGGGCACTAACGGCCTAGCTAACCTGCGGCTGGCTTATTGTCCCGGTCTTCTGACCGGCGGCACAAAGACAATACTAATCACCTTCTCTGGCTCTGCGCCCAACGGCAGTGCCTTTGCGATGGAGGTTTTCGGCGGGGATCCCACCCTCCCTGATGCGAATGCTTCCTGGCACCTGGAAGCTAACGGGGGGCCAACATCCGCTCCCGCCGGTAATGTCACGACCTCTTCGGCGCACGACATTCTCGTGTCCATGGTCTCCGGCGGAGTCGGGGCTGATCCCACCGTCCCCAGTGGATGGCACGCGCTAACCAGCCTCACCTCGGGGACCACATTCAGGACGGGAGCCAGCTATCTTCTGGATGGCGGGGCGGCTGGCACTGATACAGCAACGTGGGGGCTTGGGTCAAGCGATCAGTATTCGATTGTCATAGCGTCCTTCAGGCTGGTGACTCCGGCGGTAATCGTTGGGCCGTCGTCCTATGCGCATCCGGTAACAGCAAACCAGTTCACGTCTGGCTACACGGCCATATCGTCGAACCATACTTCAACCTGGATTGCCAACCCGGCGACAGCCACAACCGCATGGATTAACGTCGGGGCATCGGGGACTGCTAATACCGCAAAGGTTTGCGTATACGACAATACCGCCCATCTTCTCGGGGTTAGCGCTGCAATCAATGTCACGAGCGCAGGACTAAAGAGCGGTGCCATTAATGCTGCTATTACGTCCAGCTTCCTTGGCTATACGCTTGTCGTCGTAACTGATACGGGGTCATTCTCAACCGTATCCCCATCGGGCGCGTCTTCTGCGGTAGATGCCCAGTGGCTACCAGCCAACTTCTCATATACCACCCCGCCCACTACTCTTCCCGGTGGAGACCTAAGCAATACCGGCCAAGAGTTCCTTGTCTACCTGACGGCTGGCGGAGCTGCTTATAACCTCAATTGCGCCACTACTGTCTATACGCGCCTCGCAGAGGCGACTTCGCTTATCCAGGTGGGGGCGACCCACACCTATGTGATGCCTGCCGCTGCGGTGATGTTCGACCGCCTCTTGGGCATATCGACCGCTGACCAGATACTTAACGTATCAAAGCTCGGCTTCTCCCGAAGCATATCTGATGCCCAGTTCTTGCCCCACGGGGGAAGGCTCACTCTCGATCAACTATCGTTCCACGATTCTATCGGCTCGGTACAGTTCGTCTATGTCCCCGGCGTTACAGTCGCCGCAGCGGTCAATTGTTCCTTTGACTTCGCCAACTACGCCGCCTTCAGGACTTCCGTGCAGCAGCTGATGGACGGGGATGATATTTCAACGTCCACCATGTCGGTCTCGATTCTGGACCTGATTATTGCCACTGGGGAGAGAAGGCTTTACAGGGACGTCCGGTCAAGCGCACAGGACACAGCCTTAACGCTTACCGTTACTAATAACTCAGCCCCGATGCCGATTGACCTGATCGAGCTGCGCTCAGTCTATCTGGCAAACGGTGTCCCGCTGATCTACATGCCCTATGAGCAGTTCCAGGAACGCCTGCAGTTGAGCAGCGCTTCCACCCGCAAGCCCTACTACTACACGTTTGAGGGCGACAGCATCATATTCTACCCGTCGCAGGCGGATGGGACTGTCATCAACGGGCGGTATTACAAGCGCTTCTGCTCCATCGTTACTGAGGGACTTGCGGGTAATGCCTACTTCGCGCGCTTCCCTGACCTTTGGACGTATGCGGCCCTCTTGGAGTCGGCCCCCTTTATCGGTGAGTCCACCCGCATGCCGGTCTGGGAACAGCGCTATCAGGAGATTGTGCTATCGGTGCAGAAATACGAGCGCCGAAGGTACACCCAAGGCTCCAAGCTCTCGATGCGCGTTAGCTGATGAAGACGCCCTTTCTTGGTGCAGCTTATGCGCTGCGTTCCCTGGAGCTGTCCGCCCAGACTTGCGTAAACCTTTACGTGGAGGTCAACGAGAGCAAGAGCGGGGAGGGTGGGGCCTTCTACGGCACCCCGGGATTAACCCGCCAAACCCTTCTGCCTGGAGGTCAGGGAAGGGCTTTGAAGGTCTCCGGTGATGGGAGCTTCCTGTATGCCGTTTCCGGCCCCAACGTCTACAAGATCACCCCCAACTTCACCTCTAGCCTGATTGGGACGCTGACCTCCTCAATCGGGCCGGTGAGTACTGCGGCGAATAGCACCCAGGTGCTGTTCTCCCATGCTGGCGGCTGGCAGTACACGACGGGGATTGACCTTAGGTCTAACCCAGACGGACCCAGGAGATCCATCGTCACATACATGGACGGGTACGGGGTGTTTACCGCAGGAACTGATGGGGAGTTCGGGATCACATCTATTGGCGACTTTGCCACCATCGATCCCCTTGATATAGCAAGTGCCGAAGCCCTGCCGGACAACCTCGTGGCGGTTTACGCCGATCAACGCGAGGTATGGATGATGGGCAAGGACTCCACCGAAATCTGGGCGGATACCGGGGCGGCTTTGTTCCCCTTTGAGCGGATCCCCGGTGGCGTACTTTCCGTCGGCTGTTCCGCGCCCCTTTCAGTTACCTACGTAGACGGCTCACTGTTCTGGCTCTCACAGGACAGGAACGGGAAAGCGACCGTAATTCGCACCATTGGCTACCAGACACAGAGGGTATCCACACATGCAATCGAGCATGCCATTGACGGTTACGACTATATCGACGATGCCTACGGGTTTGGGTACTCGCAGGAGGGGCACACTTTCTACGTCCTGACCTTCCCCACGGCGGATGTAACTTGGGTCTACGACGCCGCAACCCAGTTGTGGGCCAGAAGGGGCTGGAGGGATTCAAAGGGACGGCTCCATCGGCACCGGGCTGGTGCTTATGCCTTCTTCGCCAACCAGCACTGCATTCTGGATCACGACAACGGAACCCTATACACCCTCGACCTTGATGCAACCACGGACGACGGGGATGTGATCTACAGGGAACGGGCATGGCCTTTGGTCGCCCCTCAGGAGATGAATCGCCTCCGCTGCGACATCCTTGAACTGGTGGCAGAGGCTGGCACAGGAGCCATTACAGGGCTCGATACCAACCCCTCCACATGGCTACAGATGTCCTTCGATGGCGGCGTGTCGTTCGGCTCAGAGCGTTACGCGACCTCTGGTGGCTTTGGCAAGCGACTGACGCGGATGAGGTGGAGAAGGAACGGGACCGGCCGCCGACCCGTGGCAAAACTGGCAACGACCACCACCCGGAAGGTGGCATGGATCGGGGTCAACGTCGAGGGTGAGGCGCTTAGCCAATGACCGACCTTATGAAGGTCTCTCCCCCACGGTTCGGTGATGGACCGATTACGGGGGCGGATCTGGAAAGGGCTTTTGCGGTGGTTTACCGTGATGTCCTCTCACGCATGGACATTCGGTATGCGAATAACGACGTTAACCTGGGGATCGTCGCCAACGCCAACGGTAATGGTGTAATCCTTGGTTCACATGCGGTACCTACGGGTCATTCTGCTGGGTTGCCTGCGATCACGAGCAAGATCACCGACACCGGAACTGCTACCGACCAGCGCTTTCTCCCCCAGGTCTCAGCAGGGAACAAGCTCTCGGTGCAAAACGCCTTGCCCCTGACGGCTACTTCGTCTGCATCTTCTTCCACAATCAGTATTGCCTCCCACACCCTCCAATACGGGTATGGACAGGTAAGTTATAGCTCCGGGTCAATATCAGGTCTGAACACCAGCACGAACTACTACGTCTATGCAGACGACCCTGATTACGCTGGCGGGGCCGTAACGTATTTAGCGACGACCAATCCGCAGACGGTTGTAGCGAACAACGGCAGGTACTACGTAGGATCGATCCAGACGGCTGTGTCAGCCTCTGTAGCGTCTATCTCTGCGGCCACCAGTGCCAATCCCATCGTGTTTACCGCGACCGCACACGGGTTCTCCAGCGGGGACTCGGTGACCCTTGCCGCCCTTCCCGGAGACTTCGGGACGAACCTGAATGGTACCGCGAGGGTGATTACCGTCACCAATGCCGATCACTTTTCCATCCCCGTGGATGGGACCGCATACACCGCTTATACATCAGGTGGGACGGCTACCCGTAACACGACTCCCGCATCCGGTGGGGGTGGTGGTGGATCCTCCCGTGACGGTCAACGTTAAGCGGGTGTTACTTGGTGACGATCACGACGACGCTAAGTGGCTAGTCCTTGAAGGCTCCATAGATGGCATCCCACAGGCAACTAAGCGTCGCTCTATCAACACGGCGGCGCTGGTCTCTGGGGATCTGGATATTGAGACAGAGAAAGCCCAGCTCGTCTCCGACGTTGAGGAATACCAGGCCCGTTATCTGGCATTACAAGAAGCACTCAAGAGCCTATGACAATTTCGATTAACACCGAGAAGTTCAACGCGGAATTAGCTGCGGAGGTTCTCCCCCTTGCCCGCAAGTGCTGGGCCGAGAGCACGGAGTTTAAGGGTGAGTCCTGTGCGTATTACGGCGACAGGGACTTTCTCATTGAGCCTGATACCGCCGCCTACCAGAAATTAGCCGATGACGGGTATCTCGTCTTGGTGACGATCCGAGACGAGGCGGAGCTTAAGGGCTATGTGATCGGCTTTGTTTATACATCCCTGCACCACAAAGGGATCCCCTGTGGGATTGGGGATTCCATTTATCTGGAACCCGGCTACCGGTCCCATACATGGGCAGTGGCTAAGAGGTTCGAGAAGGAAATCGGCGCATTGGGCGCAAAGATTCTAGGTTGGCCGGTTCACCTTGACGGCCCTGTTTATGGCGTCCTCAAAGCCAAAGGCTACGTAGGGGACGATATCGTGATGGAGAAGCGTTTATGTGCGTTGCAGCAGCAATAGCTGGCGGGGCGATTGTATCGGCTGGAGTTGGTGCGTATAGCGCCAACAAGGCGGCGGGTCAGCAGAAGGCTGCGGCCAACAAGGCCAACGATACCCAAATGTCCATGTTTAACCAGATCCAGCAGAACGAAACGCCTTACATGAACGCTGGCGCGGGGGCGATTGGGCAGCTCCAGTCCATCTACGGATTGGGAGGCAAAGGGCCTAATGCGCAAAGCATCATGAACACCCTCCAACAGCTCCCCGGCTACCAGTTCCAGATGGGACAGGGAGTGCAGGCGTTGGATCGTTCGGCGGCTTCAAAGGGCCTGCTTAATTCCGGCGCGCAAGGGAAAGCCCTCACCGCATACGGGCAGGGCCTTGGCTCCAGCTATCTGCAGAACTATGTCGGCGGCTTGGGTGACATTGCACGCATGGGTCAGGCTTCCGCCGGTCAGCAGGCAGCGGTTGGGATGAACACGGCTAACCAGATGGGTGCCAACTACCTCAGTTATGGCAACGCCGCTGCTGCGGGAACGATGGGAGTTAACAGCGCGATCCAGGGAGGCCTCCAAGGACTCTACGGAGCCTATGGCGGCGGGTTTGGCGCTAAGTACCCATCGGGTCAGCCCAGCAGCTACGCCGCTATGTCCCAGCCTTATAACCCCAACTCGACGACCTTCGACGCCTCCACTGGCGGCACTACGGGTGGGTGGGGCTAATGCCCATTAACGACTTTTACCCCGAAGCACAGGTCCAGACCCCTGACCTGTTGGGGAATTACCTTCGGGGTGCGGCTGCTCCTGGGATTATCCAAGGACAGCAGCAGCAGTTGCAGAGGGGCGGCTTAGAGCTTGACCAGATTCGGCAGGCCATGGCTAAGCAGAACTTCCTTAACCAAGCTGGCGAGCAGATGGTAACTCGTGGGATGCAGCAGACGGGGCAAGCATCGCCTTCTGTTGGCAGGACTGGCGGCATACAGAACGGCCCGCAGGATGCTATTGCTGGCACGGCTACCGCATCCCAAGTTCCCGGGAACCTCGGGACTTCCCCCCAGACTCAATTGGGGTTCTCG